GTCTTAATCAATTAACGTACTCTGAGTACCTCAGTCTTTACATCGATCAAGAATACGAGACGGATGCTACCAAAGGTGGAGTCCCGCGAAATATTGTCCGGACACCAGATCAGGAGTACATTGTTGTTCCGATGCCCGATGTTGCGTACGAGGTTGACTACGAGTATTACGCGACTCCTGTAGATCTTGAACTGTATGACGACGTACCTACAATTTCAGAACAGTTTAGGCACGTAATCGTCGACGGGGCTATGTACTATGCGTATATGTTTCGTGACAACATGGAGATGGCGAACCTCTCCCAATCAAAGTTTGAAAACGGAATCAAGAATATGCGTACGATTCTTGTGAATGAAAACGTATACTTCCGGAGCTTTTAAAAGATGCCAGATCGTTGGCTTACTTTCCCTGTTGAATTCTCGGGTGGTTTAATAACTAATCTGTCTCCCCTGCAACAGGGAATCAACTATCCGGGCTCTGCACAAGTCATGCGGAACTTTGAACCGTCGGTAGATGGTGGATATCGTCGTATCGAAGGATACTCAAAGTGGGACAGTACCGTCCTGCCCGGTAGTGGCTTTGTGCGAGGTGTTGTTGAGTTTGAGCAGAGCGTTTTTGCGGCGCGAGGGTCACACCTTTACTTCTCCGGCGGGTCCGGTTGGACTCAAGTCACAGATAACGCAACCTACAGTTCTTCCGGGGTCACTCTTTCTGGAACAGGAAAGGTACGTTTTGCGAAACATAAGTTTGGCTCAAATGACGTCTTAGTACTTACTGATGGATTAGGCAAGCCTTTCAAGTGGGACGGATCTACTTTTGCACAGATTACGACCGCACCAACCGAGGTTAACGGGGCAGGATTCGTAACTAACCACAAAAGCCACTTGTTCTTTGCCCAAGACAATATTGTAACTTTTACTGCACCATTTAGTGATACAGACTTTACACCAGCGTCAGGTGCAGGTACAATAGTATTTGATACTGCTATCACTGACATGGTGTCGTTCCGCGAACAACTCATTATTTTTACAGAAAAATCTATTGATGTTCTTGCGGGATCTACCATTGCAGATTTTGCTTTGCAACCGGTCACAAAAGATATCGGTGCGATTGTTCCTGACACCGCCCAAGAGATTGGCGGAGATATTATGTTTCTCGGGCCTGATGGGCTAAGACTCTTGAGTGCTACAGAGAGAAACAATGATTTTGGATTGGCTGTTGTTTCTAAAAACATCCAACCTACTATGACACAGTTTATCGGGCAATCCACATCTTATTCTACTGTTGTTGTACGAGGAAAGTCTCAGTACCGCCTCCTCGGATCTAATGCGAGCTACACTGACAACGCCTCACGTGGAATTATAGGAACTCAATTCGCGGGACAAGGCGGAGAATCCATGCAGTGGTCTGAGACACGTGGGATTAACGCCTACGTAGCCTCGAGCTCCTTAAACAACACAGAAGAGTACGTCCTCTTCGCAAATGATGACGGGTACGTTTACCGAATGGAAGACGGAAACAGCTTTGATGGTACCAACATTATCGCTAGTTTTAAAACTCCAGAGCTTCCCATTCAAGACCCGTCTACACGCAAAAGTATGTACAAGATGAAGCTCTTTGTTGACCCTCAAGGTGGTTTTACATCTGAGTTATCAACAGAGTACGACTACAATCAAGCAAATGTCGTACAACCAGAGGTCATCACGATCTCGAACACAGCGTCCCCTGCGGCATTTTATGGCACAGCAACTTATGGGACATCAGGATTCGGTGGAAACTTGCAATACATCTTTGACATTCAACTCACTGGCTCTGGAAATGTCGTGGCCTTTAACTTCGAGAGTGACTCGAGTGACCCGCCATTTTCACTTGACTCAATGATCATTCAGTACGGTCAATACGGCCGGAGGTAAAATAATAATGGGAACTGGATACACTCGTAACGATACGGCCAACAACATCGCTGATGGAAACGTCATCAACGCATCGGATCTCGACGGAGAGTTTGACGCCCTTCAGGCCGCGTTTAACGCATCAAACGGACACTCACATGACGGTTCGTCAGGAGAAGGCCCTCAGATTAACACAGCCGGTTTAGCAGATGATGCTGTCACTGCCGCCAAACTGGACGACACAGCTAGCTTTACGATGGCGGGACTTACCGTATCTGGGGCTGTGGCGTTAAACGGGAGCACAACCATCGGTAATGCCGACACGGATACCGTAACGGTTACAGCGGACGTCGCCTCGAGCTTGATCCCATCTGCTGATGCAACCCACGATCTCGGTGCATCCGGGTCAGAATGGAATGACCTCTACATCACGGGCACAGCCAACATCGACGCCCTCGTAGCGGACACAGCAGACATTAACGCAGGAAGTATTGACGGGGTAACCATTGGTACAAACTCAGCGGTAACGGACCTACGTGTCGACAACCTCAAGGTTGACGGTAATACAATCTCATCGACAGACACTGCTGGAAACATCACACTAGCTCCAGACACTACAGGGGATATTCACCTCGACGCAGACACTGTCCGTGTTGGTGATTCAGGGGTTGACGCGACCATCACAACGAACGGCCTTGGTGACATTATTATCAACACCAACGCAGGTTCTTCTTCAGGTTCGATTCGTATCTACGACGGGGCAGATGGGAATATCAACCTCACCCCAAATGGTACAGGCTCGGTTGTTATCTCGAAGGCTGATATCAACGGCGGTTCCATCGACGCAACCAACATCGGGGCCTCGACTGCGGGTACAGGTAACTTCTCAACCCTGTCGATTGGTGGGACAGCAGTTACTGCTACAGCCACAGAAATTAATGGTCTTTCAGGTTTAACTGCGGATTCCACGGAGCTCAACCTTCTCGACGGTGCAACTGTTACTACCGCAGAGATTAACTACAACGATGTTACGACCCTCGGGACTGTTGAAGCATCTAAGACTGTTACTGCTGATGCGTCCGGAAACATCGACTTCAACAACGGTAATATGACCAATGTTGACATCGACTCGGGTGCTATCGATGGTACAGCTATCGGCGCGGCTTCTGCCTCTACCGGTGCATTTACAACTCTCACAGCGAGCACATCTCTCGGAATCGGTGGAACAACCATCACTGCATCTGCCGCAGAACTTAACATCCTTGATGGTGTAACGGCGGATACTACAGAACTCAATATCCTCGATGGTGTGACAGCGACTACTGCTGAGTTAAACTACCTTGACATCGGGACACTCGGAACTTCGGCGGCAAGCAAGGCTATCACAGCCGATGCAAATAATGACACAATTGTTAGTGGTGCTGTTCGTGGCACAGTAACGACTGACAACGATGTTTCTTTTGACCTGAGTACGACAAACAACTTTAAGTGTACCCCAGCGGCTGGGACGCATACGTTAACCTTCACAGGACTTACTGGTACTTCAGGACAGTCTGGCAACATCTGGTTAGACAACGGCGCAGGTGCGACTATCCAAGCGGCGACGACAACATACATTTCCGGTACTGATCTGACAACGATTAGTGCAGTCGGAGAATATTTCTTGTCGTACTTCTCTGATGGTACAAACGTGATGGTTGCTTGTTCACCATCCCTCACATCTCAAGGTGCGTAATCAATGTCTCTGATTCAAGGGAATTCACACAAGTCTTCAGTATCTGGCTTCTATCCCAAGACCATTGAAGGATCGCTACGGTTTAACGATGATGATGGCGCATATCTGAGTTGGACTCCTACAAGTCAGGGAAATCTTAAAACTTGGACTTTTTCTGCGTGGGTAAAACGAGCGCAATCAACGGGCAATTATCAACGCATTTTTGCTTGTGGAGATTCTACTGATAATTATTCTTTGGTGTATCACGATACAGGAAACTATCTGACATCACAGATAAGAATCAGTGGGACTAATTACACAGTATCAACTGCGGCATTATACCGCGATCACTCCGCTTGGTATCACATCGTAGTAGAAGTAGATTGCACAAACGCTATCCATAAACTCTATGTAAACGGTCAACAAATTACAGAGTTTCAATCGACGCCAACAAATCCTCCAAATAGTAACACCAACGTAGGAAATACCGTTGCTCACTACTTAGGCAAAAACTCAGAAAGTAATCAACATTATTTTGAAGGCTACATGGCCGAAGTTTTCTTCATAGACGGTACAGCGCATAATGCTGACGCTTTCGGTGAAACCAAGAACGGTGTGTGGGTTCCGAAAAGCATTACATCTGCTGATTTTGACTTTGATAATAACAACAGTTTTCACCTGACGTTCCAAGACGATGCAGAGGTTGAGGCGTTCAATACTGTGTTGTATCGGGGTAATAGCGGTACGCAGTCGATCACTGGTATGGGCTTTCAGCCTGATCTTGTTTGGATTAAGAACAGAACAGGTACGAATGACCATCAGTTAGTTGATGCAGTCAGAGGTAATACCAAAGCACTTAGAAGCAACGATGTAAACAATGAAGATACTTTTACCAATGGTATTCTTTCGTTTGATTCTGACGGTGTAACACTAGGGTCTAACAGTAGATACAATGCAACCGGAAACAACTACGTTGCTTGGGGTTGGAAAGCAGGTGGCGCACCTACCGTTGATAACTCAGCAGGTGCAGGGAATGTTCCAACAGCAGGTAGTGTCAAGATTGATGGCGTTGACTCTACGTCTGCACTAGCGGGTACTATCCCTGCCACAAGAATTTCTGCTAGCACTACCTATGGGTTTAGTATTGTAGACTTAACTGATCCAAATACTGGGGCTTCATACGAGGTTGGACACGGACTTGATAGCCCGCCAGAAATGTTCTTTATCAAAAAGACAAACACAACATCTGATTGGTCTGTCTATCATAAAGACGTAGGTAATGACCGCAGACTTGTTTTGAATGATACGGGCGCACAATCAGGATCAAGCAGTGTTTATTTTGGTAGCACTACACCAACATCGTCAGTCGTAACAATTGGATCAGGTCTTTCAACAGGTGATGACTGGATCATGTACTGCTTCCACAGTGTCGAAGGCTACTCTAAGTTTGGGTCTTACAGTGGTGGGACTGCCAACTACAAAGTAACTACTGGTTTTAAGCCTTCTTTAGTTCTAATTAAACGTACTGATACTGGTAGCACAGCCGATTGGCAAATGTTTGATGGTACAAGAGATGTATCAAATCCTGTCACTGCACGACTTAATCCAAACCAACCTTATACAGAGCTTACAAACGGAAACTTTGACATTTTATCTGATGGTTTTGAGCTTAATGATACGTCAGCAGGATGGAACATTTCTGGTGGCACATACATCTACGCCGCCTTTGCAGACACAAGAGAAGCGGCCTTCTGGTTAGATCAGTCTGGTAATGACAACGATTGGCAACCAGTCAACCTAGACCATAACGATAC